GCTTGTTCTTCGGTCATTTCACCTGGAGATTCAATAACTCCGCCAGGATTTGCTGCATTTCCAAAATAACTTGCTGCATAAACTTCTGCGGCCATAGCAGAACCTAAAGTAATGCGAGCTGCTGCAATCGGACCAAGTCCAAGTAATTGTCCAGGTAGTCTAAACATAGGAATGTGTAGCATTTCATTCTTTGTTAGAACCATTGTTTTTACTGACATTGGATCAAAAGGTTGAGCATTATCGTAAAATTGATTTACTGGATCTTGTGCGTTCTGACCAATAGTAACTATATACTCAATTTCGCCCATTGGATCAGGACGATGAATACGAACTTGTAGTGGGTTTATGCAATAAAGCTCTTGAACGTCGCCCAGATCGTCACGTACGGTCAAAATAAATGCATTACCATGAAGGTTTAGCGACGAGATTACTTGCTCATAGAATTCTAAACGAGTTGAGTCAGGATTTGGTTTGTTAATCCATGCAGGTAATTCACCATAGACCGATGCATAATTTATTCTAGAACGGCCACGACGGACATAAGCAGAAAGTGGCAAAGAACTAATAGTGTCACCAAGTAGTCGCACGCAAGCATAAACAGTTGACATACGAATTGCTGTATCAGAATTAACATCTACTCCAGCTGGAGTTGCATATAGAGCACGGCCAGGTAAAAATGGTTCAAGGTACTGATTGTTTGACCTTTTTTCTCCTGCTTTGCGCAGTCTATTTGATAGACTCATTTATCTGCCTTTTCTGTGCTTAGTTGATACCAGCCGTCTTCCCAAAGGGTTAACAACCTTTCAAAATAATCTTGATACTTTGGTGCAATTGCTTTAAGTGAGTATTTTTCTATTGCTTGTTTTCTAATAAAATCTCTGTCAAGATCTTTTACATCTTCTGCAGCTTTAATAAAGTCCGCGAGAGATCTACATCTAAAACCAGTAATTCCATGGATATTGGTTTCTGTAAAAGCTCCCCAATCCGTTGTGATTGTTGGAGTTCCACAAGTCTGAGCTTCTACTACTATATTTCCAAATGGTTCAATATAAGTAGTAGGGGCAAACAGCGCAATAGCGCCGCCCATCAACTTGGCTCGTTTCTCAGGGCCGATGTTGCCGATGAACTCGCCATAGCCGCCATTGGGTTGGCCAGGACCTGCGATTATGAGTCTTTTGCCGAGACGCTCGCAAACCTCTTGCGCGATGTTGTAGCCTTTTCGCTCAATAAGTCTGCCAATAAAAAAGTAGTAGTCGCCGTCGCCGTTCCCCTCGGGAAACATCTCAGGCTCTAGGTACCCTGGTATAACAGCATCAAAGAAGTTGCCGTCCACGGTGGTCGGGTTGGTGTAACCCGCATAGATTGAGTGCATCCACGCATAAGACTCGAAAACGCGGTATCTTGCAAAAGTGCCGCCGTAGCCAATGCCAAACTCGACTGACATGTGGTCAGGGAAAGCATCGGCAATCGGCTTGTGTGCGTAGCCGCCGATTAGACAAATAAAGTCTTTAGGCTCTAATCGTTTGCCCATTTCACGAATCACGTTCGCATTGAATATCTGCCAATGCGGTAGTGTGGTGTCAAATGAAGCTGTGGTGTAATGACCGCCAGCTGTCGCTGCGGCGCGTTGTTTTTCATTGATGCAAGTGACAAGCTCTGTCACTGGCGCTTCGTTTTCCTCACCAGCATAAAGGACAACCTCATGGCCGAGGTTTGTCATCATAATGCAGAAACGCCGCACCTTTTCAGTGAATGCACAACTTGTGAAGTCTTTTGTGACTTGTGTGTGGGGTAGTGCCACGACGTGAAATCTCATTGGTCCCCCGACCTTTTTCATTCTGTTGGTATTTCAACCCAAGAAAGGGAATCTTCGTCCCAGTTGTACAACTTGCCGTCAGTTGGCATTGGAGTAGGAGCTTCCCAAAGGTATGTGTCTTTGTTTAATGCCCACGAAGCGAACGGCTGTGGAGCGGCGAAGCCGATTCCATCAAAGGTGTAGCCAATTCCAGCATAGTTTTTGTGAATTGGAAACTTGCCGCCCGAATGGACGCCACCAAGCGTATTATAAGAAGTTTGTACCCACTCGCCACCGAGGTTTTGTTCGCACCAGTCAGGGCCGTCTGCCACAATTACTTGTGTGACGATTCCATTTTCAACTTTTGCGTAGTGACCCATTAGTTTGTCTCCTTTTCGCCATACAATGTGGCGCTGTTTACTAGTTTAACATCTCGTTTTGTCATGATGCCACCCTTCTCATCGAGTTGCGCCCTTGCGTCCTTTTCATCGTCCGCAATCACATGCACCAACATCATAACTTCATAGCTGAAGCACTGAGTTAGTTTTGCCTCTTTGATTGGTGTCACTTTGTCTTTCATGTTACCCCCTTGTTAGATTGCGTACCGAACTATAACAACACCACTGCCACCATTACCAGATACTGCGATAGCGTCATTTGCACCACCGCCGCCACCTGTATTTATGGTACCGTTAAGAGTTGAACCCCCGCCACCGCCGCCGAGTCCGCCAGCACAAATAGTTTGGCCAAACCCGCCACCGCCGCCTGCGTAGTACCCACCATCAACACCAGTGCCAGTTATATCGGAAAACGCTGCAATCTGACGGCCAATGCCACCAATGCCACCAATAAGCGCAGATTGCTCTGAACCACCTGCTGCGCCAGCACCACCGCCACCTGAGCCAGTTCCACCACCTGCTGTTGTGCCACCAGCAAAACCTTGGTTAGTCGTACCTGAACCAGGAACGCGACCCGCAGAAGTATTGTGAGCACCACCGCCTGAACCGCCTGTAACTCCGTTATTAAAGCTTCCACTGCCATTACCAGCACCGCCACCGCCGCCACCTGTTGAAGTGATTGTTGCAAACGTAGAGTTTTCTCCGTTAGAGCCTTGCGTTTGTGTGCCTACTGTTTTCCCTGCACCGCCACCGCCCACTGTTACTGTGTAACCAACTCCTGAAGTTAAAGACAAAGCTGATTCAACTGTTCCTGGCGTGCCACCGCTAATTGTTACAGTTGAACGTAGTCCACCTGCACCACCGCCACCAATGTTTGCACCACCGCCGCCTGCGACTACTAAGTAATCAACAGTTAATGATTGTGTAGGAGTAAATGTTCCTGAGACCAAAAATGTGTGATACATATAAGAACCATCAGAAGTAATGGTTCCGCCAGTTGCTTTAGCGCCTGCTGTGCTTGCATTTGTGTAAAAAGTTCCTGATGAATTAAATGTGTGGATTGTATTGCCACCTGAAGTAGTGACTACTCCACCAAATGCCTTTTGTGTTGTGCCTGCGTACCTAGCTATTACAACTCCAGACCCACCTTTGGCACCAGCCTGGTCATATCCGCCGCCACCACCGCCACCGAGGTTTATACCACCAACACCTGGGGCAACTTTTGTAGCGTTGTTTTTGCCGCCTTTACCGCCGCCGCCTGACCCGCCATTAGCGGCTGCGACGTTTGCAAAACCACCACCGCCACCTACATTTCCACCACCACCACCTGCGTATGTAGTTGATGTGCCCGAAATACTTGTTGTAGCACCATTACCGCCAGGACCTGGCGTAAATGAAGCATTGTTGCCGCCTTGTTGACCAGCACCACCACCGCCTGCTGTTACCCAACCACCTAATGATGAGTTAGCAAACGCGTTAAAAGTTGTTCCGCCAGGGTAACCCTGAGCTGAAGGAGTAGCAGAACCACCAGTGCTATCACCGCTTTCTCTTCCACCAGCACCGCCACCTGATCCACCTGCTAGACCATTGGCAATAGAACCGCTGGGATTTCCGTAAGTACCACCGCCGCCACCGCCTGTTGAAGTAATGGTATCTAAACTAGAGTTTCCACCGTTTGTGCCTTGGTTGGCAGCGCTGCCCGATATAAAAATACCGCCAGCACCACCAGCACCGACAGTAACCGTGTAAGAAGCATTGGGAGCTAAAGATAAAGCAGTTTCTAAAGAACCGCCGCCACCAGTTGCGCCGACTGTGCAACGCATGCCGCCACCGCCACCGCCACCGCCCTGCCAACTGCCGCCACCGCCACCGCCAGCCACTACTAAATAATCTATGGTTATAGTCCGTGGGTAGTTTTGGCTGGCCATTATCCCGATGATTGGCATTTTAAGCAATGTCTCCTACGATAGTAAAAGTGTTTGAAGCTGTGCAAATCACAGTGCAAGCTGAGTATCGAGTTCTTGTCTTTGGGGCAGAAGCTGTCGCACCAGTTGAGGTGATTGTGACACCTGCACCCTGTGCAAAAGTAAGCTGTCCAGTGCCAGTTTGTTGCACGTGGATTTGGTCGTTGGCTGAAAACACTGACGGTGGAACAGTGATTGTCGCTGCTGCGTTGACAGTCACAAGTTCATTGAGGTCGCCAGCTGCAAGTGTGTAGTTGCCAGTTTGTGGGCTAAAGCCAACCAAAAGGCCAGGGCCCGTTGGACCAGTTGCCCCAGTTGGGCCAGTTGCGCCTGTTGGACCAGTTGCACCTGCTGGGCCTGTAGCACCTGTTGGACCGACTGCGCCTGTTGCTCCGACTGGTCCTGTGGCTCCAGTTGGGCCCGTTGGGCCAGTCGCGCCAGCAGCGCCAGCCGCATACGCATAAGCGAGTGAGCTCCAAGCAGTTGCACCGTCGCCAATCTTGAACTTCGTGGTGTCGGTTTCGTAGCCGATTTCGCCTGCAGCAAGGGTTGGGTTGTTAGATGTCCAGTTTGCTGCCGTATCACGGCGATTTTGGAGTCTTGCTGTCATAGTGGCTTCTTTCTCTCTTTGTTAGAAGGTTGTTACTGACGCACCAGCGTCGATTGTATAAGTCCAACTACTTGCGTTAGACAACCCCGCATTGTAAATCACGTCGCCTCTGATGTTGGCAGCGTTTGCCCCGCCGTCAATGTAGTCAACAACTGGGTTGTCGCCACCTTGTGGACCTGTTGGACCTGTTGGACCAGTCGAGCCACTTGGACCTGTTGCGCCTGTCGCTCCAGCCGGGCCTGTTGCTCCTGCTGGGCCAGTTGCCCCAGTGTTGCCTTGGATTCCTTGTGGACCAGTGGCGCCTGTTGGACCTTGTGGGCCTGTTGCACCGACTGGGCCTGTTGGGCCAGTAGCGCCAACGTCTCCCTGAATGCCTTGTGGGCCAATAGCGCCTGTCGCACCGATTGGACCTGTTGCACCTTGTGGGCCTGTTGGGCCTTGTGGACCCGTTGGGCCTGTTGCACCAGTCTCGCCTTGGATTCCTTGAACACCTTGGATTCCTTGAATTCCTTGAGGACCGGTTGCTCCTGTTGGACCTTGTACTCCTGTAGATCCTTGAGGACCGGTTGCTCCTGTTGGACCAACTACACCCTGAGGACCTGTTGCACCTGCGGGACCGGTTGGACCTGCGGGACCGGTTGGACCAACTACACCTTGAGGACCGGTCGGACCTGTTGCTCCTACTGGACCAGTAGGTCCGGTCGATCCTGTTGCACCAGCAGGTCCAGTTGCTCCGGTTGGACCAATTGTTCCTGTAGTAATAATTGCCAAGATCAATGCATGATTATTTGAGAAGTTAGTTGTGCCAACTCCGCCAGATGAAACAAAAGTAACTGGAACTTCTAGATAATTAGTTTGCTGAACTGGCGTTCCAGAAACTGTCCATTTCTGAAAATTACCAGAAACATTTTTATCTTGAAGAATTAAACCATCAGTTGCTTTAATTAAGTTTAAGAATATATCAACATCAACATTGTCTCCGTTAATGTGATTGATATTGATTTGTGTTGCAGAAATCTGTGTTGCATTGTTCCACAAAAGTTGACCAGTACCAGGATCTCCAGTGGTTAATGAAGTATCTGCAGTGTAATCGTAGTAGTTTGCAGAACCGCCATCAACTCCTGCTGGTCCTGTTGGTCCTGTTGCTCCAGTAGGACCAGTTGGTCCTGCTATACCTTGAGCTCCGCTAGGTCCTGTTGCACCAGCTGGTCCTGTAGGTCCAGGAATTGTCGATGCATTTCCTTGTGGACCTGTAGGTCCAGTTGCACCTGCAGGTCCAGTTGGTCCTGTAGGACCTGGAACTGTTGATGCCGCTCCAGTTGCACCTGTCGGTCCAGTTGCACCAGTTTCACCAATAGGTCCTGTCGCACCTATTTGGCCTTGAATTCCTTGAATACCTTGAATGCCTTGAGGACCAGTTGCTCCAACAGGTCCGGTTGGTCCAGTCGCTCCTGTTGCTCCTGTTAAACCAGTAGGTCCTGTCGCACCGATAGGTCCAGTTGGTCCTGTCGAGCCGGTATCTCCTTTAATTCCTTGAGGTCCTGTTGCACCAGTAGATCCCGTTGGTCCAGTTGCTCCAACTGGTCCAGTTGCGCCAATAGGTCCGGTAGATCCTGTAGGTCCAGTTGCTCCTGTGTTTCCAGTAGGTCCAGTTGGACCAGTTGCGCCAACAGGTCCTGTAGAACCAGTAGGACCGGTTGCACCTGTAGGTCCAGTAGAACCTGTAGGACCTGTAGGACCTTGTGCACCTTGAGGACCAGGCGCAGAAATAATTACATCATTTGTAGTTTCATTGATGACAACTTTATTAGCCACGTGTCACCTGCTCTGCAACTGTAATTTGACCTTGGATTAAACGAGAAATGTTAGATCCTGAAGTTAGTTCAAGATCATATACATAAAAACCTGGAGTTAATAAACCTGTTTGTGTAGCAGTTGCACTAATTGCAATTGTACCTGTTGCACCTGTAATTGTAATTCCACCATTAGCAGTTGTCAAAGTGAGATCAGCTAATTGAGAATTATAGTTCTGGCGTAGTTGCATTGCTGCTGTATAACCAGTCAAGTTGACAGGAACATTGTTGCTATCTTTGTAAATGAGAGTAACGTTCCAAATCGAGCCTTGATCTATAGTTGCATTGTAGATACCAGCGGTCATCAATCAGCCTTTTCTGTAGCCCAAATAAGAAATCCGCCTACCGTTACAAAGGCAAGAGGAACAGAGAACATACCGACCCCGATAGCGACAAGAGTTATTCCTGCCAATTCTGTTATTAAAGCAAAGTCAAGTTTTTTCATGATGCTCCTCATACTTGTATCGAGAAATACCTGGCAACAGGTTCTTTAGGTTGTGGAGGTTGTGTTGCTCGGTCATAACCAAAGATAGAAGCAACGGCAGCATCTACTTTTCTTCTAGATGAAGCTTTGGCAACCATTACCCCTCTTGATGATTGCTTAGTCACGCAGTTAGCCACATGCCGAGATAGACGTTCATCTCCATCATGAGTAAATGACTGATTGACTACAGCTTCATAAAACTTTTGTGTTGCAGGAACCATACGTTCAGCAGAGTTTGGATACGAAACACAAGGTAAACCATCTTCATCTAGTACCATGAAAGTTCTATTCCATCGTGCTGGATCGAAAACAATCTCTTTTACGTTAAATCTACCATCTCTGCAAGTCTCTATAATAGTCTTTTCGACCTCTGCAACAGGTACATGCCACGATTGATCTGCATCAAGTGGTCTTTCCCATATACCAACTACCATTAAATGTGGTTTTTCACTACCTACAAGCCACGCAATTAGTGCTGTAGAGTCGTTAGAAAAGGCTCCATCGAATGCGAGAATGACGTCTTCACCTTGCATTGGCACTCTGTCCTTGTCAACCAATGCGTCCCAGCTTCCGGTAGGGAGCCAAGCAGTAGCTGTTGAAACAAAGCAGTTAGTTCGCTTAGTTCGAAATTCTGCTTCTGGTGTTCTAAGCACCGAAGACTCAAAATCTTCAGAGTCAACAATGTCGTTAAAACCTGGGTTTGATTCTTCCCACATGAATCGTTCTCGATGATCTGCCTCGACATTCTTTGGTTCCCACCAAGCAAAGAAAAACGATGGATCTTCTAATTCACCTTTAACTAGTTGCTGACCGTATTGGTAAAGCGAGTAGCATAAAGAATCTTGGCCATCAGTCTGTGTTTTAACACCAGCCGTAGTAATACCAAACAACAAAGAATCAGATCTCGCGCCTCCGGCAAGAGACATTACATCCCAAAGTTCACGATTTGGCTGCGCATGAACTTCATCGAAGATCACAAGAGGTGACGGATTGAGACCTTCTTTTGTGTAAGCCTCTGCCGAGAGGACTTTATAGACAGAACCTGTATCTTTATATTCAATTGCATCGCGGTAAAGAGTAAACATTTTAGACAGTTCTTCGTCTAATTCAACCATTCGCTTAGCAGTTCCAAACACAATTCGTGCTTGATCTCTATCTGCTGCACAAGAATAGATCTCAGAACCTTGTCCACCTAGTGTCAAACCAGCTAAACCGACAGACGCGCCTAGAGCAGACTTACCATTTTTACGAGCCATGCCGATCAGTGCAATGCGATGCTTAAATCTACCGTTCTCTTTTCGAGCCAATGCATGGTTCAAAAGATTTTCTTGCCAATGACGCAAGCGGATCAACTCACCTGCTTGTCCGCCTAATGAATCTTTAGTAACGCGACAAACTGTTTCGGCAAACTGCTTAAAGATCGGACCATCGCCTCTTAGTTGATCTTCTTCAGAGACAGGTGTAAGCCATTTAGGTGGCCAAGAATTATTTGGCTCGTTTGGTTGCAATAAGTTGTTCGAGAGCTGTGACACGCTTTACCTCCGCTACGCCTAATTGCGAGCGAGATGTAGGTGTAAATCCAAGTGAAGCAAGAGCCTCGTGGAAAGATTTACTTAGTGCAACTACAAGCCGCCCGTCTTGTGAGTCACGCGTCGTATTATAAATCGTTCTTGCTAAAGCCAAATCATCTGCAACTCGGCAAGCGTGATGGACTTGTGTTAAGTCGCTTACAGGAGAAAGCCAAGTGATTGCTCGGTCCCAAGCTTTTGCCCAAAGATCTCTGCCTTCGAGACCAAGATCCATTGGAGGAGTCGGAATACCATCGGCCATCGGCAAGACAGTAATCTTTTGAACATCAGGAAGTTTGCGACCACCTGAATCCGTTGTAGGAGTTCGGCCTGTTTTGCGCTTCTGCTCGATAGGTTTGCGTGGACGACCCGCGGTCATCAAATTCCTCCAGTTTGGTCAAATCAATAATTTTGATACTTTGCACGCACCCATGGTCGCGGGGTATCCAGCGCGGTTTGTGCATGAAGATTTAGGCCATACCATACTACCCGTTGGCCATCTGTATGATTTGAGATAACGTTTTGTTATACAGGAGACGATGAGCCTTTGCTGCTGTTGCACCTTCTACATAGAACTTGCAGATTGGATTCGACTGTGAGACCACCGCTCGATAAAGGAATCACATGATCCACAGTCAAATCGTTGGTTGCTTTACAAATAGAACAATAAGGTTGCATTAGTCTTAGTTGTTTTGATAACCTTTTCCAATTTGCATCGTAACCCCTATCAGCACGTGAAGGACGAGAGGTTGCTTTAAACTTCTGATACTTCTTATTGCAGATAGGACATCTAGGTTTGTTTGCTAATACACCACAATCTAAGCATGGTTTATTCATTAGCGTCCGATTTTTTAGATAGCTGTAGTTCGGTAATCCCTATTATAAATTACATCACTGTGATTGTACAGAGGTTTCTACCATGAGTTTAGCCAATCTTGACCACTGCTCATATGCCCATTGATGTGTCTTATCGTGTATACAATGGACATCACCATTAGGTTCTAATCTTAAACTACCGATGCAGTCTTGTACAGGACATTGAACAGGCTTAGGTGGTTTTCTTTCACCGTAGATAATACTTCTTAATGTTGTCCATGGTTCTCTAATCTCATTGTAATAATCAGTCCACAATTCACCATCAGCTATCCAATCATTATGAGTATCTAATACACGATGCAACATATGGAGTTTATTTATCTCCTTTGTAGATCTTAGGCAATTAGTGTCCAACTCTCTTGTTTCTACTACATACTCGCACCATGCTTGAAGAACACTTTGAACACCTGTTTTAGCAATAAGATCTACAATCTGGATATTTATTACTGATCTATCAGATAATGAGCCTCGACCTTCTTGTTTAGAAGATACCTGTTGTCTAAGGGAAGGATTAGCAATAAGAAGATCTATGAATGCAATTAACTCATTCAGCATTTTTTTTAATCTTCTTCTGCAATGCGGACAAGCACCTTTCTCACTTACCCCTCTACAACTAAGGCATTTATCCATTTTTCTTTCTTAGCCTTTCCATTAACAATTTAACTTCTTCTGGTGGACCTGACCTCTGATGATTATTGATGGTTATATGATGATTAGGGTGGCCACCAGCTTGACCTCTACCGCTGGCCATAGCTGTGACCTCAGCCGCAGGACGTTCAGGGTCGTCATTATGCGTGGACAGGACATCAGTGACCTGCGGCTTCTTGTATAACAATCTGTAACGATTATTAGAAATACCAGCTCTGGAATGCTGTTCTATAAACAAATAGTTATCAGCAATCATTTGATGAATAATTCTACGGATCTGTCTCACACTGATCTTGCACTTATCTGCCAGATACTGTTGACTTGGCCAACAAATACCTTGGTCATCACAATGATCTGCCAATGCTAAATGGACAATTAAAGCATTGCCATTGTAGGGAGAGTTTTCCCACACATAGGTCATAGCTTTAACTGACATTAGAACACCGCTTCTGTAGGATCCCAAGCAACTGGATCTGGATTCTTAGATCTTAGAGTGCCATGATATTTTTGTACAACAATTTGCTTGGCAATAGTATCAACCAGGACCTCATATGACAAGCGCTTATTTCCGTCCTTGTCAATCCATGTCGTTTGCTTAATTGTTCCCGTAATGGTTACCAGATCGCCTCGTTTGATGTTATCTACAAGAGCCTCAGCATAACCACCAAATGCTTTGCATTCCCACCAACTTGTATCTGCATCTACCCATTCTTCGTTAACTTTCTTGCGCGTATTGGACACAACGCTAAATGGGACATACGCTTTACCTTGTTGAGTAAACTTTATGTCCATATCTTTGCCTATTCGGCCTTTGATTGTTATTGCTGCACTCATTTTTGCTCCTTTAGTTGTCGGACTATATCTTTAATATCTTTATTTTTCATACCGCCCCATACTCCATAAACAGGCCAGTTTTTTATCGCATAACCTAAACATTGCATTTGTACTGGACAGTCTTTGCAAATACTTAGTGCTGCTCTTTGTTCTAAATTAGTTGGATGCTCACTGTCAGGAAAAAACCAATCAGGATCTATACTTGGATCCGTACAATTAGCATTTTTAGTCCATTCAGCTGCTTCGACTTTGAAATCTAAATCTCGAATCGTCACAAGTAACCTGCTTCTTTCAGTAGTTGTATCATTACACTTACTGGAACACAAGCTGGCCAATTTTCTATATCGGCTTCACCCTGTCCATTCTGTCTTAAAACAGCGATGGGGATAACGCCTTCTTTGATTCGTTTTGCCTGTTGTTTCATTGCTGATTTTGGATCAAAGTCTGCTCTAGCCTTCAATTCCCAATCAACTCCGATAACTCCTTTTATATCTGTGCCTGCAGCTGAAGAACTGCTTGCTTCAGCATAAATCCAACCTTCTCGTTTTAAGTACTCAGCAAAAATCAGTTCAGTCTCTCTACCTCTTCGTTTTCTAGACAGATTGGTCACTGTTTTCCTCCCCAACCGTCACCTTTGAAAATAGCGGGTACAGCGGTAAAAACTTTCTGCATAATTTCTCCACAATCACATCTAGGACCGTGTTCTGAGACTGAATGACTGACTTCGACTGTGATTCCACATTGTTGGCATTTGTAGTCATAAGTTGGCATCATTTATCCCAGGAATTCTTAAGCCAACCTGTTTTAGTGGCTTCTGCGGGATTTGTTGTAATCCAAAAATGACATGCATGACAAAGAGCTCTGCAATTGTTAATGTCCAGAATAGATCCTCCTCTGGCTCTGCTAAGAACTTCATGAACTTCTTCTGAAGCCTTTGCATTACATCTTTGGCACATTGGATATTGCTCAAGCATATATGCAACTAATTTACGCCGTTCCACATACTTTTTTGTCATTTTTTTGCTTCGTGCTCTCATGTGTATTGACCAACACCTTCTGCGCTAAATTGTTGTCTAATTGCAGCTGACAGTGATTGTCCAATAGAGATTTGAGATCTTAAAGTATTGATTCGTTCTTTAATTGCCCTTACTTCTGCTTCTGCAATTTCCATGGCCAAACGTAAATCAGCACAAGCAAGAATTGCTTCTTGTCGCCTTACATCCATGGATCCATTTGATTGTAGAAAGGATCTTGCATATGCAACTTCGTAAGAACCTTTTGCTTTAACGGCTTTGTCATCGCAAACAGCAATTTCTTCAGTTGCAGCATCGAGCATACGAGAAAGTTCACTAAGGCGCTTTACGACTTCTGTTTGATTAGGCAACATGTCGTTTGCCTTTCTGTTTCGCTTTGCAATCGCTGCAAAAATGAGGATTACCCATGAGTTTATCTAATGCATACAAATAAGTCCATGCACCGCATGCTTCACATCTAGCAACTGGTTCAGTCATTGATTTTACCTGCCAAGAATCTTTCGAAACGAGTCAATTGATCTGGTATGTTGCCTTTGAGAATAGATCTTGCGGTATGACTGATTTCACCAATGCTATTTCCAGTCCACATAGGCTCGTAATCTTTGAATGAACCATTGAAGTAAGCTTTAATCCATTGTGCTTGAGGTATGTGTTCATCATAAATATGTAAACTACCTACAACATGCACATATTGACCCATTTCGATGTCTAAAGCCTTTGCAATTGCACCTTGTAGAGCAATAAATTGTGTCAAATCATATGGAAGACCTAAAAATACGTCATTGCTTCTCATATTAGTTCTAGCAATCAATTTGTTATCTCTAATAAAATATTGCAAGTTTAAGGTACATGGAACATCTTTAACATCAACATTAAGATCTTTATTTGAGTCAAATATAGTCAAAACAGCTTGTCTGGTTGAATAGTCTTTTTTTAATTGGTCAACAAGTTTATTTAGATTACCGTGAATTCGTGGACCATAAGCTCCATGAAGAATGCCACCGTCCATGTACTTTCCAAACACTTGACTTGTATCTGTCATTGCTTCTGGATCAGTAACTTGTCCAACTAGTTGTAATGCTTCTTTAATGCCAATATTATGGTTTAGTTTACGGTTTTCCATAGATACAGGTATGTTCCATGGCTTTTCAACCTGTAAAGTAACATTTAGAAGCTCTCTAGTAACCATTCCACGAGGTGATATCGCCTCACCATGTTCAATCACATATTGAGTTGCAAGTTCTAAAGCTTCACTTGGATTTTCTGTAATTATATGCATTACCTAACCACCTCACTATGGATTATTTTTTTGTCTAAATATCGAACTTGTCTAAATGCTTCTACAAATAAAGATCTAGAATGCAAAACAAAATCTATCTGCATTTCTTCGCCTCTTCTTAATAATTCTTCAGCAATTGCATCTTCAGATCTTGTAAGTAGGATTAGTCTAGCACCCAACTTAGCAAGTTCCCAATTGCAATAATCAAATGTTGTTTCATCAAATAGTGATTGTCGACCATAGATTTTAGGCCATACAACTTCACCTAAATGCCAACGATCTAAAATCATATTTGGTGAGGTGATTGGTCGGATATATTCATCAGACCATAACCTTGTTTTTGGTTGTTCAGCATGTAAATATTTTGCATTAAATCGTTCAGATAATTTTTGAGCATAAGTAGTTTTACCTGTACCATCTGCACCTTCGATAATGGTAATCATCTAAACTCACCCCATTTTCTAAAACTATCGACTTGTGAATGGACCATTGTAACTGGTTTTACGTCACCTGCTACATTCCATACTAAAGTTGATGCTGTTTTAGGTGCTGCTGTTTTGTCCAACATAAATCTTTCTAAACCTTTGCAATCATAGGTTGGTGCTGAGTCAATTTCTTCATTGATCTTGTCTGCATAGTCAGCTTTTTCTCTGAAACCTTTATGGTAAGTTGCCACGTCCGCTCTTCCGATTTCACCTGGATGTAGATTTCTTGCAACTGCGACTCCATGGAAGATGGCATTTGGCCATGCAATTTGTAAAGTTCTAGTAAGTACTCCTGTACTAATGACTGATACAACATCTCTTGGTTCATCTCGATCTCCCCATTGTTGGATTGTTGATTTGACTCCGGCTGCAACTACTAATGGATGATCCAATCCAAAAGGTACAAATTGAGCATTGTTTTCATTTGCCCAATCTTTTGCATATTTGTTTAGAACCGGCATTGCTGCGATTCTTCGAAAGATTGGATTTGCTCCTCTTTCAATACAAACCAGCTGATGGTCACTTACTACTTTTGAGGAAGGCATAAACAATGTTAACTTTTTGTTATATTTCTTTGCAAGCGCGGCTAATGATACTCCTGCCCAACCAACTCTAGGTTGGACATATACCAAATGATCCGATTCCATGGTTTTTACTAATAGATCTCCCCATCGACCTTTTGTACCAACTCCTGTATTTGAATCGTCCCAAATAGTTGCACCGTGGAATGTGGTTATATTTGGTGGTTGTGTTTCATCTGTCCAATCACCTGCAAGATCTAACCATTCTTCTCTTGATTTGTGTGCATATTTGCTAGATGTGTCTGTCGTTATCTTAAACATTGTGCGCCTCCAAATGTTTGTGGTAAGTCCAATGTTTCGTATGATTTGGTACAAGTGATTTATTTGTTACTTGCCAAGGTTTTAAGTATTCATAACCTTTTGGTACATAACATTCAACATATCGGACATAGTCACATGCAACATCTTCAAGACTTAAACCTTTACCAAGATTTCTTTCATGGTCACGAGAATCATAAGGAGATCTAAACTCATTACAAATCTTTTCCATTGCGGCATCTAAAAAGTCTTTTTGTTTGTAACCTTCATTTTTGAACAATAGATTTAATGCTTCAATTGCATTTTTACCGTAATTGACTTGACTCCATGGATCTATCAAATCAGGGAAATATTGTGCAATGTCCATAACAAATGCAGTCATGACAAAATGAAAACACTTTAATCCATTTGACCTATGCCATTCGTTAATCCAATCAACTCCTTCTCGGATCGACATTGATAATGGATTATAAGATAAATGAGTATAAAAATCTTTTACTAAACGTGGCATATATTCTGAAATGTATAATTGTGAACCACGTGGATATTCATCTGTCGGTTTTGGGAATTGTGGAATTTGATTACCAATACTAGTAAATATTGGTCTACCTGATTTCATTTCACTCAAAACATAATTCCTCATGTGAATCATATTATCTGCATTTATAGCCATGTCAGCTAAAATACTATTTCTAAATCCATGGTCGTAACTGAATGATGCTCCTGATCCGGTAACTCTATGAATCATAAACAAATAAAACCAATCCA